AGTGCTTGCCAACCACCTATTTTTTCGGGTTCGCCATATCTAAATCTAACATTATCACCATCTACCCAACGTCCTTCAGCGTCTGCTGGTGTAGATTGTTTATCAAATCCTGGTGCTATTTTAACTTTTGCTAATGGCATAATGAATTATAGCATCTTTAAGCTTTATTTTAAATATGTGTTTATTTGTTTAATTTATACGTAATTAAAATCAAAGACTAAAGTATATCTATGATACATTTTTTTTGAAGCTATATCATGAGGCATATTTATGATGGAATGAGGAATTTTTCCTTCAAAAATTAATGATGAATTTTCAATAAAAGGTATAATTATCTTATTATCTATGTTTGTTCCATAGACCTCTGCAAGTCCTTTTATATAGTAAACACATGTAACATCAACTTTATCATGAGTGTGCATTCTATAATCATTTTCCTCATCACTCATGTTACCCCAACTAGAATATAACTTAACTTTTCTTCCTTTAAATTCTTCTGTTTTAGATTTAAAAAATTGATATGCTCTTTTCCAATATTCTATATGATTATGACGTTCATATATATTTCCTATTGTTTGGTGAGGTGGGACACACTTTGAAATTTTACCATCTTCTAATTCCTTTTTTATATCATTCAATATTAAATACTGTACTTCAGGATTAAAAACATTAAAATTTCTGTAAAATTCCTTATCTAATATTTTCCAAATCATTTTCTTTAGATCTAAGATCTTTTGTTTTAAGATTAAAATTTCTATTCCACTCTACAACAATTTTTACAAGATGGTTTCCAAGATGTTTTAGAGATTCAGCTGAAAGTTTAAGTTTTCTTTTTTTAATCAGAATCCAAATTTCTTTCCACGAAAAACAAATTTCTGCACTTCCGTCTTTTTCGTTTTGAATTATTTTCATAATATTTTTTGCATTCCTAATAATTGTCTTTGATCTCTATGAAATTCTTTATACTTACCATTTGCATCAACATAATGCAAGAAAACTTGAGAATGCCAATCTCCTTGAAATTCATCTCTCCAATGTTCTACTTCACATCCTTTATAAATTACAGCATCTCCAGGTTTTAAATTAAAATTTTCTTTACCAACGTAAAATTTCCAATCTGTTCCACAAGAGCCAATCATTACTGAAACGCTTATTTCACAAGATGGACGATCTTTGTGTTTTTTAAGATCAGACAAGTAAGCATACATTCTCCAAAAAGAATAGGTAGGGTATAATTTTAAATTTGTTTTTTCTTCCATTAATTTAAGTTTATTAATTAAAAGTGACTCCATGACTAAATCACTATAAAAGGCTGTTTCACCCATTTTAGTTTGTTCCGTATCAAACCTAGAATTATTATACCGATGTTTTAATCTAGTATAATGATGCAACATATTTATTTCACTTTGATCTAAAAAATTTTTAACTAATTTATATTTTTCAATCATTAATGACCCCAACTAACTAGTGAATATCTCACACCTTTAGTTACTGGTGCTACTTTATGTGGAAAACAAAAATTACTGGGAAATACAATAATTCTACCCGCTTTAACTGGTATTGTTTTCTCTTTTTTATCTACCTTAAAATTTAATTCACCTCCTTGATAATCATTATTTAACATCATAACGATACTCAATGTTCTTGTGTCTGCCCCGTTATCAATATGATATTTATAATGACCCTGTTTTTTATATCTTAATAATTGCATTGCTTCTAAACGAACAGGGTGAACTAGTGGATATTTTTTTCTATATTCCTCACAAGCTAACGTAAAAGAATATCCTAAAAAATTACACCAATGTACATTAGTTAAAGACTCACTAGCTATACTTAATGGTAATATATCAACATCTCTTTTTTCTTTCCAAACCATACCATCGCCAATACCAACTTTGCCTTCTTCGAATTTTTTATTATCAAAAGATTTATTAGCAAATCTAATTAGCTTTGAAATTACCTGTGGGTGAATTACATTATCGTAGACTTCAATATATTCTTCTAACATACTTATAGTTGATATAAACTATAAGAGGTACCAAGTCCAGCGTCTTCAAAAGCTTTTTCAATCGAAACAATTGGATAAGTTAATGATGAAGTATCCCATGAATCGAGCGCGCTTTTGTAATTTTCTAAATTAGTTTTAAAAGAAGAATTATTTGAAAAATCGAGCTGTTTTAAAGCATCTCCTATTTCAAAACTTATTAATGATTTAAAACTAGAAAGTTCTGTAGCGTTTGCTATTTGTGTGTGATCTGAATCTACCAAAACAACGTCACCGTTAGTAATACTAGAAAATTTTTTTATACTTTTGTTTAATTGATTAAACTCATCATCTGTAATCTCATAAACCCAACCATTGGCCTCATAATATTCAGTTAAATTTCCAATAGAACATCTTAAATTTTCTTTGGAAGAACCAATTCTAAGTAATATATTACTATCTTCTTTTGTAACTAAATATGCCATAATTAACTCACTATGTTTTCATAGATCATGATAAAACCATGTCTACCTGGATAATAATTTTGTGCGGGTCCGTTTCCTCCACCACCTCCAAATCCACCTTTTACAAATCCTACGTCTTGAGCATTTGGATTATTATCAAAGCCAAACTGTCCTCTTTTATTAGAAGTTTTTGAATATGCAGTCAAAATGTGATCTGCGTTTTCTATAGGTGTACTTGATGTTGGCACAGTTAAATCTAACGAAAATGGTGCAGTAGGAGCTGAAAATGTGCCTGAAGTATTTCTATTTTGACCTGCAATACTTCCCTGTCCTCCCGTTCCTCCGTTTGAAGTTGCGATAGTAGGGCTTCCAAATGTTGAAGCTCCTCCGGCTTGACCTTGTCCGCCAGCAGTATTAGCTACGGCACCACCAGTTCCAAGTGTGTAAGGGGCAGAATAAGGTGAAGGTGTAGGAGAAGAAACAGGTATTGTGAAAAAACCAAAACCTCCATTACCACCATATTGTTTATTAGGCGAAGTATTTGAGTTACCTCCGCCTCCACCAGCTCCACATAAATAAATACCTAATGTCGTTGTGCTCGCTTGTGCCGTAAAAGTGTTTGCTCCAGCACGGTAATCATAATGAGTCATAAAAAAATCAGGTGAACCAGCTGATCCTGTAGAAGCAGCTGTAATTCTTCCGTCCTCATCAACTGTAATATCTGCAGTTGTATAAGATCCTGCTGTCACCGCTGTTGATTGCAATTGAGTTGGACCTACTGAGTTTGTAGCAAGTTTTGCTTGTGTAATTGTTGATTGTGTAATTTGATTTGCTGTTACGGAGTTTTGTGCAAGTTTTGCTGTTGTAACATTTGATTGTAAAATTTTGTCAGTGGTTACTGCATTATTAGCAATTTGTGCTGCAGCAACTGTTCCGCCTAAAGTATCTAAAGATACTTCTTTAATATTTGTACCATCAGAATATGCTGCGTAAATTTTTGCAGCATCTAAAGTAAATCCTGTTCCTGATGCTGTTTTAAAAGTTAAGTTAGTTGGGTTAGTAACATCAGTTGCATCAAGAATATAAAATTTTTCAATACCATCAGGTATCGTTAAGTTACTTGCACCAGATAAAGTAATTGTTGCAAGTTTTATAACCATGTTTCTTGCATCAGATATAGTGCCATCTGTCATAACAAGTGCTTTTGTTCCAGCATCAGTAAGTGTAATAGACTCAACACCTGCGATAGCTTGTTGTACTAAGTTTAAATTTGTATTAGTTTTATCACCCCATGTACCAGCGTTTTCGCCAGTTACCATTAATTCTAATTTTAAATCTGTTGAATAACTTGATGTCATATGTCTCCTATTTTAACAAAATTATGCAGCCCTATCAACTGGCGTCCATGTATTATTTACTCCTGGATTGATTTCGCTCCATGCCGTAATATTAACCGAACCGATATTTGCCGTCAAGGCTATACCAGTTACTGGGAAAACTGCTGTTCCAGTAACTGTCACTGAACCAACCGAAGAAGTTAATAATCCTGCTGTTGTTACTGGATATACTGCTACCGGATCTACTGTACCTAGTGAAATAGTAGCTGATTGACCTGTTGCTGTCTCATTAGTTGTTTGAACAAGTGAGATTGTACCTAATGAAGCTGTCAATGATACGCCTGTAACATCCACAGGTATTTTTGGTTCAGGAACCACTTGACCTATACTTGTAGATGCCGAATTACCAGTAACACTAACATTAGCTAATCCTGTTTGAGAAGTTGATCCTAGCGATGCATCTAATTGATCTTCTGATGCGAATACAAATACGTTGTTATCAATTTGTATTGAACTTAAACCTTGTGTAATTGTTAATAAATCCAATCCAGTGACAGATACATCAACATCAGCTTTAGCTACTACTGATCCTTGAGCTGAAGTTAATGATTGACCAGTAGCTATTACAGAGTAATTATCACCCCAAACAAAACTACCCCAAGAACCTCTTCCCCAACCTTCACCGGTTAGTTTAGTTTCATCAACCGTAGCTGTACCTGCTGAAGTATTAAGTAAACCAGCTGTTGTAACAGGAACACCAATGCCAACAACTGCTTGACCTGGTGATACTGTTGCTGAAATACCAGTTACAGTTAAACTAACAGAGGTACCTCCTACTGCACCTGCGTTTGTTGCAGTTAAACTTTGTCCTGTTGGTGATACGTTTGCGTTTGCGGTAGTTGATACCGAACCTATTGAACTTGATAATGATATGCCACTGACTGAGACGAGAGTATCACTTAGATCTCCCCAGTTATCTTCGCCCCAACTTTTTCTGCCCCATCCAGTGGCCATATCATTTTAATCCTTACGCTATTCTTAGAATTGCAGCAGAAGTTGTGAACGCTGGGAACTGAATTGTAAATGTTCCTGACGTTGCAGTTTTGTCTCCACCGAAATCTAAAACCGCTACAGCTGGATCTCCAGTTGCAGTGTCATTATAAATTAATGCACCTCTCGCAGTTAACGTAACTCCTGTAAATGATAAATCAGCAAAGTCTGTGATTGCAGTATCTGATGCAACTGACGTTCCTACGTTTACCAAAGCTTTACCACCAGAAGTGTATCCTGATGGTGAAGTTACTTCGTTACCTGTTGTGAAAGATGTTGTTGATTTTCCTAAAGTAGCCGAGTTAGTATACATTGCTAACTTGAATGAGTTACCACCTGGGTTACTAAAATTGTGTGTTGCTTCTAATAATTCTTTTTTAAAAGTATTACAGATAGCATTAGTTGTTATTGCCATGTTATCTCCTTAAAATTTATGGTGATGGAGATTCTACTTTTAGTCTAGGTACTCCATCGTCAAATTCGCCTCTTCTTCTTCTGCCCATTTGTTGAACAGCAAAAGATTGCATACTTTCATCATACCTTTGTCTGTATAGGTTGTAAAGATCAGCAGGTCCTTTCAGATAAGAATAACACTCAACTAAAACACCATAAAGTAAAAGAGCTTCTTGGTAAGTCGATAAAAATGTATTTGTTGAGCTATCAAAATGTGGTGGATCTTTAATGTAATTTATCTGTATGGTAGCAGCCGTCGCAGGAGTAGGAGCTACAAGAATAGTAAAATCATCCCAATTTGCAAAATATTTTGGTGTTCCTTGTGCACCACTGCTATTGAACTCTGAAATAAAACTTGTGTCTCTTTTTTCTAAAAAGACTCTAGTGCTTCCATCTATAACTTGTACTGATCTTAAAATTAATGAGTCTGCAGGTATAGATACATATCGATTACCGGCTGTGAAATTAGATGTTGCATATTTTCTTAAATCATCATAATCAACTTTTCCTGCTATATCTAATTCTGTATTTCTTATAAATTGATCTAAAATACTGTCTGATAAAACATTACTATCTACCTCAGTATAATTTCTGACCTGTGTTAAAAAATTTGAATAAGTTATAGCCATTATGAAATACTCACTGTTACAAGACCTAGAGCTGTATTCGCTTGTCTTCTTCTGTTTTGTAATGATGGATCTCTTGGTTTCATTGATGAAATACTTGTAGTAAGACCATCATCAGTTACTTGTTCATGAAATACTTGAAAAGCAAAAGAACCTGGTAAAGTTAAATTAGCAACTCCAACTGTAATACCTCCAGAGTCAGCTATTGTATTATCATTTTCTGCAACAGTTTTTGGTTGTTGAAATTTTTGTGATCTAGTATTCTTTAAAGCAATAGCATCAGCTTTGTGATATGGTGGATCTAACTGAGGGTGTTTTGCTTCATACTCAGAAATATGTACAAGAGAACCATTCCATTCTTTTACCATTTCAGTATATGGAAAAGCTTGTCCTGATCTATCAGATATTGCTTGTGATCTTTTTCCTCTTGCGTAAGCCATTATACTCCATCTCCAAAGTAAGTTTGTGGTGAAATGTAAACCGATGTTCTTTGTCCATCTTCAGTAAGAGCTCTTTGTAATTCATCTTCATAAATTAATTTAAGAGCTGAAGTTAATGATGGGTTTTTCTTCATTGATAAATAATAAGCTAAACCAGAACACATACATGGTAAAAATCTATAAACAACATCAGCTTGATTTGTGTAAGCTCCTGCATCTTCAATTCTTCCAATAAAATAATATTTAACATAAGTGTAAGTTGTAGCATCTGGTGCTAAGTAAAGAGTAAGAGTAGGTGTAGTTTGCCTATCAATAAAATATTGAGAAGGCTGTCCTGTTGATCCTTTGTTAGGTAGAGCTGCATATGCGGATCTATCAATTTTTGTTAATGATACATCAGTAATTGATGGACCAATACCTGTGTTTGTTGAAATGTATGCTTCTAAAACATCATTGCAATTACTTGGTGTTGTATATGTTGCTTGACCTGCTGTAAGTATTTGCTCTTGTAAATTTACCTTCCAAAGATGAACTCCTCTGTTACCCCATTCAGAAAATAATAAATTTAAACTTCTTCTTGCTGATCTTAAATCTTGGCCACTATTAGTTCGTATCCCGCATCTCTCGTATGCTTCTTCAATGATATCATCGATATTTAAATCGAATGCTGTAGTTCCTGACGTAGCCATAATTCATTACATTA